CGCCGCGTTCCAGTCCTCGACCATGCTCGTCTCAGTCACGACGAGGATGCCGAGCGCCTTCATCGCGTGGGCGTTGAGCGCAGCGCGCTTCACGGGGCGTGCCTTCGGGGTGGCGGTGGTGGTGGTGGTGGTGCCCTTGCTCGTCTGGTTCGCGGTGCCGGTCATGTTGGTGCCTTTCGGTTCGCGGTGCCGGTTCGCTTGCTGCGTTCTGGTCACCGGGATCAACCTATGCCCTCGTGTAAGGCGAGTCAACCCCGATGTTCAGACTCTGAACGCTTCGCTGTCCTGGTATGTCCGTTTCTGCCCCGATATGGGGTAGTCAGATGTGACTAGTTTCGTGCTCCCAAAGATGGCCCGATCGGGCTATTCACAGGATCGGCGGAAACGAGAGTGCAGAACAGGCGCGAGCGCGCACACGCGCGCCACGTGCGCGTCTCCCGAAGCCGAAGCAGACGCGCACGCGCGCGCACTCATCTGGCACCCGATCCCGAACGGCGAGCGACAGAACGCCGACGACCTGCGCGCGGGCGCACACGTCTGCACCTCACCCCGCCGAACGAGAGCCGACGACCTGCGCGCACAAGCGCGTCTCCCGCGAGGCTGCGGTTCAGACTCTGAACGGCAAGGGTCACGACCTGCGCGCACACGCACGCGTCTCACCCCACGCCGAACGAGTGATGGCAGCAGACGCGCACGTACGCACGCACAGCGCAAGGCTCGGCTCGTCGCACGGCAGACGCGCACGCGCACACGCAGGTCGTCACCCCGCCCGAACGAGGGATGGCCCTACTGTGCTGAAGGCAGGGGGTAGACGCGCACGTGCAAGCGCAGCCCACCACCCGCACGCGCCCGCACGTCAGCACCCACCATCGAAACACGTTATGTCAGGCTGAGCGACGACCTGCGTGCGCCTGTGTGCTCAACAACGCGCGAGTGTGACCGGGGGGCTGCCCAGGCAGGGGTAGGGCAACAGTGGAATGTAGGTCGACAGGAGCCACCTGTCACAGCCCTGGGGCTTGCCGTGGGGATATGCCCTGTGTCAGAGTGGGGATATGCCCTCGACACAGCCCAAGATCCTGCTGATCCTGGGTGAGGACGCTCTCCACGCGGTCGATGAGGCCCGTGGAGGGGTGAGTCGCTCGGCATGGGTGCGTCAGGCGATCGGTGAACGGCTGGAGAGGGAGGTGAACGGGCATGGTGATCGTTCTCGCGCGGGAGCAGGAGGAGATTCTGCTCCAGATGGCGGCGGATCTGGACCTGGAGCCGTCCGTCCTGCTCGGCCACCTCGTCAGCGACCGTCTGGAGCGGTCCAGCCCGCTGTCCCTGTGGAGGGAGTGACCTCAGAGGTCGCTCACCGGCACCGTCCGGACCACATCGCGTCCCAGCGGACCTTGCTGGGCCGTGTCCACGCCGTCTACGCGTGCGCGTGCGGCGAACATCTCCCTGAGAGGCTCGTGTGATGGTCGAGAGGTCCGAGTACAACGAGGTTCCGGACGACGCGACGGTGTCGTTCCCCGGCTGGAAGTGGAATGAGACCGTCCTCCTGATCCGCAGCCTGGAGAAGCGGGCGAATCCCCTGGTGGCGCACTACGGGGTGCCGGACGGGATCGGATCCGTCTCCTACATCCAGGGTGTGCCGATCTTCACGGCGTCCCCGCCGAACGCGAAGGCCGTCCTCGTCGCCACGGCCCTGATGCGGACCCTGGTGGAGAACCAGAACACCGCGAGCCGCATGGTCGAGTTCGGTCGGATGGTGCACCGCACCGGGCGCACCGGCTACCTCGACCAGGAGACGCGGGAGATGGTGCTGCGCGACTTCGAGGAGACCCGCCTGCACCGCTTCCCGAAGTGGAAGGGCGAGCCGGAGATCACCCAGTCGCCCAACATCGACGCCCTGCGGCGCTTCCACGCTGTCGGCTGGTACGCGCAGGTGCCCCAGGAGTTCCTCGTCGACACCGCCCTGGACGACCTGAAGGTGGAGCGCAAGGAGAACGACCGGCTGCGGCGGGAGAACGACCGGCTGCGCCAGCAGGTCGAGGAGGCCCGGAAGGCGCTCGGCTGGGGCGACCGCGAGTACGACAACTACGGAGATGACCTGTGAGCCACGACCACGACGACATCAACCTGCCCGAGCACACCCACGAGCCGCAGCCGACGTTCCGCTGGAACCCGAACGACGTGGTGCGGCCCATCATCCTGCGGCCCACCCAGCGGGTCACCAACGACGAGTTCATCGAGGTGTGCGAGTCGACACTCGGCGTCCCGTACCCGATCCTGGTGCTCCAGCGACACTGGGAGGTCATCTGATGCGCGACGTGCAGGGTGGGGCGAAGGTCTACTGGACCGAGCCGGACCACGACGGCAAGGTCCAGTCGTGGATCGCTGTCGCGATGAAGCAGGCCGAGCGGGAACTGGCCGCTGGCTGGCAGCGGGGGGTCGGGGTCATCGACTTCGCGGACTGCACGGTCGTCGTGCTGTCCGACACGATCCCCCTCGGTGAGGTCTTCGTCGTTCAGCGGAAGACCGAGAACTCGATCCTCCACGGCGGCTTCGGGGCAGCCCCGTTCCGCTCGAAGGACCGGGAGCCGGACTTCACGGCGAACCTCACCGAGGTGAAGAACCCTGACGCCAAGAGCACGACGATCGGCGTGAGCGGGCTGAAGAAGTCGTGACCGATCGCTGCCCGTTCTGTGGACTCCCTGCGGTCCCGACGGTCAGCATCCACATCGCGCACACCGAGGTCTGCCTCGATGAGCAGATAACGGCGGTACTGTTCGGAGCAGGTTCAGACTCTGAACCTGCAACCGAGGAGTCCCCATGAACGGCACTCTCATCACCGTCCTGATCGTTCTCGCCATCATCGCCCTCGTCTTCTTCATCCTCGGAAAGCGGTGACATGAAGCGAGTCGAACTCGCCAAGTGGGAGCGGTACTTCGAGGCCCGCAACCTCGGCATCGGTGTCGAGGCTGCGGCGAAGAAGGCCCGGATCTCTCCCGCGACCGCGTACCGCTTCGAGCGTGGTGACCCGACCTCCGGAGGTTTGGAGGCGGCGTCGCTGCTCGGCATCACCACGGTGGCCGGGAACCTCGTCGACCAGCCTCTCTCCCCCGAGGCTCGTGCGGCGCTGGAGGACTTCGCGCTGTTCCGGATGCGGTACTTCGGTCGGCAGAGCACGCCCTGGCAGGAGCGCGCCGCGTACGACGTGCTCCGTGCGATGCAGACGGAGGCGCGTGAGTACGTCGTCACGAACTGCCCGCCCGGCTCCGGCAAGTCGACGCTGTTCACCCACGACATCCCCTGCTGGCTGATCGCACGGGATCGCACCATCCGTATTCAGATCGGCTCCCGCACCGAGCGTCAGGCCCGGATGTACGTGGGCCGGATCAAGAAGTCCCTGGAGCGCGACGCGCCGATGCGCGCCGACGCGGACTCCCTGGCGCAGGGCACCGCCTTCGACGCGGTCGGCACCCTCCAGGACGACTATGGCGCGTTCAAGCCCGAGGGCCGCTCGGAACTGTGGCGGGCTGAGGCCCTCGTGGTCCGGCAGACCGACGGCGTCTCCCTCGACGACAAGGAGCCGACCTGCTCCGCGTGGGGCCAGGACTCCGGCTTCCTCGGTGGCCGCTTCGACCTCGTCCTGTGGGACGACCTCGTCGACCGGAAGAACAGCAAGACGACGGAGTCGCGCGACTCGCTCATCGAGTGGTGGGGCACCGAGGCCGAGACCCGTGTCGAGCCGGGCGGGGCGCTCATCCTCCAGGGGCAGCGCATCGGGGCGTTCGACCTCTACAAGTACGCGCTGTCGCAGAAGAACCTGGACGAGTCGAAGAAGTACCGGCACATCAAGTACCAGGCCCACGACGACGAGCGGTGCCAGGGCGTGCACGAGGGACCGGACGTGAAGGCGTGGCCGGACGGCTGCCTGCTCGATCCGCACCGTCTCCCGTGGGCGTTCCTCCAGACGATCAAGGTGAACTCCCCGCGCGTCTTCGAGGTCCAGTACCAGCAGGAGGACGGCTCTGCCGTCGGCGGTCTGGTGGACCCGGCGTGGATCACGGGAGAGGTGGACGCGGACGGCTACCCCGCCCCCGGTTGCCTGGACAAGGAGCGGAACTACGGGGAGATCCCGCCGCACCTGACCGATGGGCGCGGGTGGTCGTTCGTCACGGTGGACCCGTCACCGTCCCAGTGGTGGGGGATCATCTGGTGGGTCTACGACCCGGAGACGAACAACCGCTACATCGTCGACATCATCCGGCGCAGGCTGACCGCGCCCCAGTTCCTGTCGCTCGACCTGACCACCTTCGCGTTCAGCGGGGTGGCCGAGGAGATCCGCCTGAAGGCGAACGACATCGGTGCGCCGCTCCAGGTCATCATGGTCGAGGTCAACGCAGCCCAGCGGTGGCTGCTCCAGCAGCCGCACATCCAGGAGTGGATGAACGCGACCGGGGTGCGCTTCATCCCCCACACCACGACGATCAACAAGTCCGACCCGAAGTACGGCGTCGAGTCGATCGCCGACTTCTTCCGTCAGGGGCGGGTCCGCATCCCGTGGGGAGGGATCGGCTCCCGGCTGAAGGCCGAGCCGCTCATCTCGGAGTTGCAGAACTACCCCGACTCGGAGACGACCGACCTCGTGATGAGCACCTGGTTCCACACCCTCGCGATCAACAACCACTTCACCCGGATGCGGCGCGAGCCGTACCGGAGGGACGTGCCCGAGTGGGTCTCCGGTCGCGGCGCGGGAACGCCCGTGCGCCGTGGTCTCTCCTACGCACGCTGAAGGCTCTACCCTGTCCTTGACGGACCCCGGCCTCCGTGACCGCCGAGTACCCACGACAAGGCTCCTGAGAGGGAACCCATGAGGTCTGCCGACGAGGTGCTCGCCCTGTTCCAGGAGCGCCGCAAGTTCTACTCGCCCATCCACGCAGGGATGGCCGAGATCGCCTCGATCTATGACGGCCTCGCTCAGATCAACCTCCCCGACATGGGGCGCGACGAGCCTTCCGCTGTCCCCAACCTGCTTGCCCAGGGCGTCGACCAGATGGCGGGACGCATCGCCTCGGTCATGCCCCAGGTCGTCTTCGCCAGCGAGAACCCCGGCAACCGCACCGCCGACCGCCGCTCGCTCACCGCAGCGAACGTGGTGCAGGGCTGGTGGGAGTCCGACCGGCTCCCCATGAAGATGAAGAACCGCGCGCGCAACCTCGTCGCCTACGGCATGGCCCCCGCCGTCCTGCGGTACTGCCCGATCCGCAAGATGCCGACGTGGGAGGTGCGCTCCCCGATGGAGTGCTACCCCGCCGTCGACCGCATCCCCGGCACGATCCAGCCGGTCGACGTGATCTTCGCCTACCAGCGGTCGGTCGGCTGGTGCCGCGCGCAGGGCTACGACTTCGCCGTCTCGCAGATCACCGGGCGGTTCGACACCCGCAACGACACCCTGATGCTGCTCATCGAGTACATCGACACCGACGGCGTCACCCTCGCGGTGGCCGGGCACTCGGACCCGAACTCGACGATGTACGGCTGGACCCAGTACGCCCAGTCGGTGCCCACCTCGATGCGCGCCGTCGCGGTGGAGACCTACCCGACGAACGGCATCATGACGGCGACCGTCCCCACCCGGCTGACGCTCAACCGTCCCGGTGGGCAGTTCGACTCGATGATCGGCATGTACTACGCGCAGTCGAAGTTGATGGCGCTGGAGGTGCTCGCGGTCGAGAAGGGCATCTTTCCCGACGTGTACCTGGAGTCCCGCCAGGGCGAGCAGGCCCGCTTCATCGACGGCCCGTACGACGGCCGCACCGGGCAGATCAACATTGTCGCGGGCGGCGTGATCCGCGAGCAGTCGAACAACCCCGGCTACCAGACCCCGCAGACGATCGACCGGCTGGAGCGCAGCCAGCGCGTCACCGCTGGCATCCCCGCCGAGTTCGGGGGCGAGTCCGGCTCGAACATCCGTACGGGGCGTCGCGGCGACGCGGTCCTGTCGGCGGTCATCGACTTCCCCGTGTCGGAGGCCCAGGAGGTCTTCGGCTACGGCCTGGTCGACGAGAACAAGGCCGCGATCGGCCTCGCGAAGATGTACGACGGCGGCGAGACCCGGCACATCTACGTGGGCACCGGGAACACCCGGATGCCCGTCACGTACGTGGCCGACAAGGTCTTCACCCACGACGAGCACATGGTCGCCTACCCGGTGGTGGGCACCGACATGAACAGCCTCATGGTCGGCCTCGGTCAGCGCGTCGGCATGGGCATCATGTCGAAGAAGTCCGCCGCCTACCTCGACCCGTTCATCTCCGACGTGGAACTGGAGCACGACCGGATCATCGCCGAGGGTATGGAGCAGGCCCTGGTGTCCGGCATCCAGCAGCAGGCGGAGTCCGGCCAGATCCCGCCGATGATCCTCGCCAAGGTGATGAACCTCGTCGCGAACGACAAGATGGAACTGGCCGAGGCGATGGCGAAGGTCACCGAGGACGCACAGAAGGCCGCAGCCGAGCAGGCCGCAGCGCAGGGCCAGGGGCAGCAGGGACCGATGGGTGCCGAGCAGCAGATGGCTCCGGGCGCTGCCTCCCTGTCCGGCTCACCGATTCCCGGGGCGTCCCCCGGGCAGAACGACCTGGCATCCCTGCTGGGGACGCTCCGCACTCCACTCCGAGGCGTGTCCGATCGCACGGGCACGACCGACAACCGTTCAGGAAGGGCAGCAGTCTGATGGCTGACAACTCTCGCAACGACAGCGGCTTCCGCGCTCAGGTGATCGAGACCAGCATCCCGATGCCAGGAGGCGGCGACCCGATCGGGCGCGCCGAGATCGACCTCACGCAGAGGAACGACGCGGCGAGCAACAGCGTCGCGCCCCAGGGAAGCACCGTCGATCAGGTGATGGCGAACCGCTGATGGCCGACAAGAAGCCCAACCCCTTCGCCGGGAAGCAGGCTCCGCCGTTCGGCAAGAAGGCCGCGCCGAGCAAGCCAGCGGCAGGCAAGGGCAAGGGCAAGCCGATGACGAGGGGTGGAGGACGTGGCCGATAGGGGCGGGCGTCGCCAGGGACAGCCAGGTCGGTCGTACACGAACAGGACCGACCTGGCTTCCAACCGTGCTGGGCAGAGCGGCACGAACACGGCAGCAGCGGGAGGAGTGCGGGCACCAGCGGTTCAGAGTCTGAACACGCAGCAGCCCGTCTACAAGACACCCCAGGACGTGCCGAAGTTGGACGACCCCACCGCGCGCCCCAACGAGCCGGTCACCCACGGCCTGTCCTACGGACCCGGTGGCGGACCCGAGGCGATCGGTCCTGTCCCGTTCGATCCGACCACGGCCAGCATCCAGGCTGCGTACCTGGCGAACCCCACGCCGGAACTGCGGCGCGCGATCATGATGATGGCCGTCACCCCTGGTGGACTCAATGGCTAAGAAGGCCCCGACCTTCGGACAGCACCCGTACGACCCCGCGCAGGAGATCCCGCAGTCTCAGTGGGAGCCGATCCAGGATCTGTCGAACCTCCAGAACTTCGACGGCGTCCTCGTCGCGGGCGACTCGTCGCGGCAGGCTGTCGCGATCCAGTCGCAGTTCATGTTCCCCGACCAGACGCGCAAGTACGCGGACTGGGCGCTGCACAACCCGACGATGGACCCGCGCGCGTGGCAGCCCCTCGCGGTCGCGGGGATCAGCCCGAACTCGGCTCCTGGTGCGGACGTGAGCACCGGGGCCATCGCTGCTGGCGTGGCGAACGGCACCCACGACACGGCGGTCGGGTCGAACCAGACGGTGAAGCCGTCGGGGGCCTGGTCGTCGCAGACCAACCCGTTCGGCACGACCACGGCGGTCCCCGGCGTCACCCCGCAGGGCGGCGGCGTCACCCCGGACCACCCGGACACCCCGCTCCTCAGCCTGATGAACGGCGGCAACGAGGCGCTGGGCGCTGGCATCGGGCTGCTCGGCGATGCTGTGCGCGGCGTGCAGTACACGCTCCAGTCCGGCTGGGACGCGATGCAGGGCACGAACCGCACCTGGCAGGGCCTCAGCCAGAAGCAGCAGGAACTGGCGAAGGCTGCTGGTCTGTCCGAGGACGAGGCCCGCATCGCGTTCCCCGTGTCGGTCGCGGTCACCGGCCTCGCGGGCAAGCAGACCGTCAACGACAACGCAGGCGCGAGCGTGCAGGCCCCCACCGTGGGGCAGTCGGTCATCGACCAGGCCGCGAAGATCGGCCCTGGCGGCATGATGGCCGGTCTCCAGTTGGGCGGTCAGCAGGAGCAGGCAGCCACCTACGACTCCCTCCCGGTGGAGAAGAAGCGCCTCATTGACGAGGTGCGGAAGCAGTACGACGCGCTCCCCGAGGCGCAGCCGATGGCGCAGGCCAAGGCCATCAGCGACCAGACCGCGCTCGGCCAGATCGCGAAGGATCCGTCGCTCCTCACCAACGACTCCGGCATCCTCGCAACCAACCCGAAGGTGTGGTCCGCGACCGAGCAGGCGTCGCTCGCCGCCTACGACATGCGGACGGTCGACGAGATCGCGCGCGGCGTGAAGCCGATCGGCTGGACCCCAGGGCGAGGTATCGCGCACGTCGTCGCCGAGCCTGACACCCAGGCGTTCAACACGATCTCCGGCACCATCGACTTCCAGACGAACCTGATGTTCGACCCGGCGAAGGCCATCCCGATCAACGCGGGTGCGAGGGTCATCCACGGTGCATCCGACCTCGTGGACATGATGGCCGGTGGCGGCACGAACTTCATGGGCGGTGCGATCCGTCGCGCGCAGAAGACGGGCGGGGCGCAGATCGCGGTCGAGACGACCGGCGCTCCCGTCTCCGTCATCACGGACGCCGAGAAGGCAGCCGTCCAGTCCTACACCGGCACGGGCCACAAGATCGTGAACAACGGCCTGCGGAGCAGCCTGTCCACGCCGAAGGCACCCACGGCAGGGATGAGCAAGGTAGCGGCAGCGCGTACCGAGGCGCTCGACACGGTGGCGACGAAGCACTCACTCCCCGAGGACACCGTCCTGTACCGCAAGGTCACCCACGACGTGCCCACCGCGAAGGGCCGGGTCATCCGGAACGAGGGCTTCTCCTCGACGACGACCGCCGAGCAGGCCGCTGGCCGCACCGGCACCGTCCTCCGCATCCACGCGCCGAAGGGCGCTGCGGGCATCGACGTGAACCGAACCCTCGACGCAGCAGCGACGGACACGGGCGAGTTCATCCTCCCGCGCGGCTCGAAGTTGAAGGTCACCGGCACGGACGGCGACTTCGTCGATGTCGTCCTGACCAACCCGAGGAAGGCTGTCGGCGTCGGCCCGGCCACGGGCGGTCTCGCGGCTGCACGCGCGGCGTCCCGTGGTGACGAGGCCGTGTCCCAGGTGGATGCCAGCGGCAACCTCTCGGGCACGGTCAGCGACCTCCCTGGTGGGGCCGTCATCGACCCGACCGGGACCACGGTCACCCACCCGTCCGGGTCGGTCATCGTGATGGCGCAGAACGCCTGGGACTTCTTCAACTCGGGGCGCGGCAAGGCCCTGGTGAACGACCTGGTCGAGGAGAAGTCCGCGTCGCGGATCATGGCCCGGTCGAACTGGAAGATCGACCACGACCTCGCAAACACCCTCGCGGACGCGCGCACGCCCGAGGAGGTTCGTGCGGCCATCGGCACCCGGATGGGCTTCGACCTGTCCGATCCGAAGTCGCTGCGGAACTTCGGCTCCAGCCGTCCCGCGATCTTCAAGGACGTGGCGCTCCGCGACAGCGGCGTCCTCAACTACCTGCGGAAGGCCCCGCACGCCAAGCCGTTCGACCTGGAGGACGTGGACAACACGATCACCCAGGTGTCGCGCTTCGCGCGTGGCGCGCGCATGTCGTGGGACCAGATCCAGCCGCACCTCGACAACATCATCCGTGCGGGCGGGGCGAACGAGAAGACGTACGCCGCGATCTACGGTGGCGAGCGGTTGCTCGCTGACGGCACCACCGAGCGTGTCCCTGGCCTGCTCGACGCGGTGGCCGACCACATCTCGATCGACCTGGGCATCGACAAGAAGATCGCGAAGAAGGTCACGACCGCGTTCAAGGGTGGCCTCGACGAGACGCTGCGGAACTACGTCAACACCGGCCTCGCGGACACGATGGGGTCGTCGATGGACGGCATGGTCGGCGCTGCGCTGCTCGACTCGGAGTTGCTTACCCGCGCTGCCGTCCTCCCCGACTACCGCACGGTGCGTGAACTGACCGGCGCGATCGGTCGCATCCTCGCGCAGCACCCGAACGCGGAGACCGCGAACGTCGAGATCGCGAAGGTCATCAACTCGGCCACCTCGGCGTGGAAGTCGGCGGTGCTCGTCCGCCCGGCGTACATCATGCGTGAGGTCGGCGAGATGGCGGTGGCCTCCTCGCTCGGTGGGTACGAGGGCATCCTCACCCACCCGTCCGCGTTCCTCGGTCTCGTCATCGGGACGATCGCGCAGAAGGAGGCGGCGACCTCCGCTGGCCGGATGGCGCAGGCGCTCACGAAGGGCGCGATCCCCGAGGCCCACTTCGCCACCCTGGGCGAGAAGGCCCTGTCCGGTGGGGTCGGCACGAAGATGACGGTGGGCGCGCGCAAGGGCACCTACTACGCAGCGGCGACCCCCGCAGCGGTGGCCGACTACCTGCACCTCACCCAGGGGATGAGCCTGCTGTTCCCGGCGCTCGACCCGAAGTGGGCGCGGGTCAACGGCGACGGTCTGTTCTCGAACATGAACGACTACATCAAGACGGGCGACTCGGCGACGCTGGAGTCGATCTACCGTGGCTTCTCCGCCGTCTCGGGCAACTTCAACGTGGACGAGCGCGGCATGGGCCGGGCTGCGTCCCGCTACCTGAAGGTCGCCAGCCAGCAGGGTGACCCTGACGAGTACGCCCACGGCCTCATCGACAAGATCGCGGCGATGGCCGCTGACGGGGACATGCGGAACCTCGCGAACCCCGGCATCGACTTCCGCCACGCGGTCTCCTCGTTCGTCTTCTCGGGTCGGCGCGACCGCAAGGTCACCGCTGGGGCCAAGAACTTCGCGGGCAAGTCCAACGAGGAGTACATGAACGACCTCAACGACGTGCTCCAGAAGTTGACGGGCGGCGACGAGAAGTTGCTGCACGCCGTCGCGACGGGGAACTTCGAGGGCGGCATCCTGCGGAAGTCGAACAAGTCCCTGGTCAACCACATCAAGGGGATGATCGACGACCCGGCCCAGGCGAAGAACCTGCCGCCGACGATGCGCGTCTCCCTGGCGAAGTACGACAAGAACATGATGACTCGGGTGAACGACGGCGTGAGCCAGTTCTTCGAGTACACCGGGGAGACCAGCGACCTGCTCCAGCGCGGCCCGCTGTTCCGTCAGGCGTACGTGCGCGAGGCCGAGCGCCTCGCCCCCAGCATGTCGCCGGAGGCCCACGCCAAGGTCGTCGCCGACCTGCGGAAGGCCGGGGACAACGAGTTGGCGAACCGCATGGAGGGCGCTCGCCCCGGTGGCACGCTCCAGTCCTACGAGGTCGACCACATGGCGGCGAAGTTCGCGCGCGACGAGCAGAAGCGCCTGTTCTACGACGCGCACGAGCGGCAGAACTACGCGGTCGCGCTGCGGACGCTCATGCCGTTCGCCCAGGCGACGTTCAACACGATCCGTCGCTGGGGCCAGTTCTCGCTGGAGAACCCGCAGGCGATGTACCGCACGCTGAAGCCGCTCAACTACGCGATGCAGCCCGCTGCCGCGTCGATGTACGGGGCGCTCGGTGCGCTGTACGGCCAGGAGGCCAGCAGCGCGCTGTTCGACCCGTCCTCGTACGGCTGGGACACCCCGGACAACCGGCACAACTCGGCTGACGGCTTCTTCTACAACGACAACTACGGGGACCGGAAGTTCTCCTACCCGATGGTCGGGATCCTCGGCCAGTGGGCGGGCATCCCGAAGGCCGCGATGAACGAGTCGTCGCTGTCCGGCCTGAACGTGGCGGGCACAAGCATCCAGCCGGGCTTCGGCCCTGCGGTGACGTTCGCTGCGTCCCTGTTCGGCCAGGATCTCATCAACCGTGACGACCCAACCGGAAGCGTGATGCGCTTCCTGTTCCCGTACGGCCTGCCCAAGGGCAACCTGCTGGAGAAGGCGGGCATCTCGGTGTCCCCGTCGTGGATGGTGAAGGTCATCAAGGGGTCGGACGACTCCGGCTCGGTGGCGAACCTCGCGGTGAAGTTGCAGGGCGTCCTGCTCGACAGCGGGAAGTACAACATCCAGTCGTCGATCGACCAGAAGCGTCTCGCGGAGGACTCGGCTGAACTGGCAAAGCGCCTGTTCGTCTGGAACGCCGTGATGGGCGCGCTCACCCCCTCGACGATCAACACGAAGGCGCTCACCAAGGACGACCCCTCGGGGAAGCCGGTGGGCGCTGGCTACACCCCGTCCGACGGTGGCGCGATGGTGGACGCGATCCTCTCCGGCGACCCGAAGGACAAGAACCGGGACGCCCAGCGGTGGATCATCCAGGACAAGATGAAGCAGGAGTGGGACAAGTACACGGCGGGCACCGGTTCCCTGGACTCGTACCGCAACGGCGTCCTCAACTTCGTCCACGACCACGGCGCGTCCGCGCTGTTCTCGGTGCTGCCCGGAACGACCGGGGCCGATGGTGTCTCCCCGACCCAGGCGACGAACGACGTGTGGCACTTCTACACCCATGAGCCGGAGACGTACCGGCAGAACCGTGACGTGATCGGGCTGTTCTTCGCGGGCGGCTCCGCGATGGTCCCCGGTGACACGTCGGCGACCGGGTACGCCTCGCCGCTCTACACGGCGCAGAAGGACATGGGTGAGCGCACCCAGCAGACGGCTGACGAGCATGTCCGTGCCGCGATGAGCGAGTACGGCTGGACGCTCTACAACCCGAAGAAGGCGGAGATCGAGAAGAACGACTCGCTCTCCGCTGACGAGAAGGCGGCGGCGAACTCGCGCCTGTCCGCTGACATCCGGCACGTCACCAACGGTGCCTGGACAGGGAAGCCGCTCGACTCTGGCAAGTCCGTCCGGCTGATGGAGCAGTTGGGCACGGCGGTGCAGGATCCGACGATTCAGACTCTGAACTCGGCCCCGTACCTGAAGGACTACATGGACTACCGTGACGAGATCCTCCAGCAGATGCGTCACGACGGTGTCACGCTGGACCTGTCCACGAAGTCCAACCAGGGGTACGCCATCAAGTTGATCGACCGGGCGAAGGAACTGCTCCGCGCCGATCCCACCGGGGCGTTCAACAACGCCTGGAACCGCCTGCTCATCAACGAGTTCGGGAGCGCCTGATGACTGTGAACAAGGATCCGAACACGGGGCAGCCGTACGACGCGGCGGGGCAGCCGTGGGCGACGGCGGACAACACCGGCAAGTACGTCGGCGTCCCCGACCAGTACAAGGTGCAGCAGGGGTCGACCTTCGACCCGCGCTACGTCAACTACGCCGGGTACTCCACCTCGCAGCCCGTCTACGGCGTGCCGCAGTACAGCAACGCCGACGTGCAGGCGCTGTGGGGCAAGGGCAAGGCTCAGGTGTGGGACACCCAGTACAAGTTGTACTCGCTGGGCTTCCTGCCGTCGTTCGTCCCCGGCACGATGGACACGAAGACGGAGAAGGCCGCGCTCGCCGCGTTCGAGGTGGCGAACAAGAACGGCACCACCCTGGAGGGGATGCTCCAGCAGAAGAATCCGGCGACCGGCAAGCCGCTCGGGGGTGGCCCCGGCTCGTCCGGCCCCACCTCCTCGTCGTCGGTGTCGTCCAGTAGCCAGACGCAGAAGTCGATCAGCCTGACCTCGCGCGAGGCCGCGATGTCCGTCCTCGGCAACGCGCTGTCGCAGGAACTGGGACGCCAGCCCACCCAGGATGAACTGACCCGCTTCACGACCGCCCTCAACCGGCGCGAGATGGCGAACCCGACGGTCACGAAGTCCACCTCGACGACCTCGACGAACGCCTCGTCGTCGACCTCCGGCTCCCATCAGAGCAACCGTTCCTCGTCCTCCACGAGTGGCACGAGCATCTCCAAGCAGGGGAACGTGGATACTGGCTACGAGGCCACCCAGTTCGCGAAGTCGGGTGCTCTCGCACCTGAGCGCAACAGGTTCCAGGACTCGCAGTACATGGATGTCATCGCACAGATGATCGGAGCGAAGTGATGGTGGCGAAGACCACGCCGAAGGCTCCCGTCAAGGTCGTCAAGAAGGCACCCGTCAAGGCACCCACGAAGGCCCCGGCGAAGAAGCCCGCCGTCGCGATGGACTATGGGTACGTCAAGTCGTTCCTCGATGCCCACCCGGACGTGGCGAAGAAGGTCGCGGCTGCGGTGGCGAACGGCTACACGAGCGCGCGCCTCCAGGCGGAGATCAAGACGACGCCGTGGTGGACGACCCGCACCGAGGTGCAGCGTCAGGCTGACGTGCTCTCCAAGGACAACCCCGCCGAGTACCAGCGCCAGGTCGACGCGAAGGTGGCCGAGGTCCAGGCCAACGCGACGAAGATGGGCCTGTCGCTCTCACCCGAGGACGCGAAGGCGATGGCGGCGACGTTCTACACGAACGGTGCGTCCGCTGGCGAGATGGCGTCCGCGCTGTCGCTGAAGTTCACCCTCCCCGCCGACTCCGCGACCCCGGTGACCGGCGAGGCTGGGACGACGCTGGACGACCTGCACTCGATGGCGACGGCGTACGGCGTCACCCTCGACCAGGCCACCGCGCAGCGGTACACCCAGCAGGTTCTCTCCGGGGCGATGACGACGCAGGGCCTCCAGGACACGTTCCGCGAGCAGGCGAAGATCCTGTACCCGTCGGTGTCGGGCTTCCTCGACAAGAACCCGGCGATGACGACCTCCGACTACGCGGCCCCGTACCTCCAGATCGCGTCGAAGGAGTTGGGCGTCCCGACCGCGCAGATGGACCTGTCCGACCCGAAGTGGTCGAAGGTGCTGTCGAACGGCGCGGCTGGCCCGATGACCGCCGACGAGTGGACCCGCACCTTCCGCACCGACCCGTCTTACGGGTGGGACAAGTCCGGCACGGCGCGCGCGCAGGCGTCTACGCTGGCGAGCACGATCCTCAGCAAGTTCGGGATGATGGGGTAGGACATGGTTGACGCATCGGGCGCTTCGGACCTCTCCGCGAAGGCGATCATCAACGGGGCGCTCTCCCAGTTCGGTCTCGGCACTCTGAGCGAGTGGGCGTGGGCGGAGTACCAGAAGACCGGGGACGTGAACACGGTCCTGCTGAACCTCCGGTCCCAGCCCGACTACATCCACCGCTTCCCGGCGATGGGCGACCTGGCCGCTCAGGGCAACGCGATCAGCGAGGCGGCGTACGTCAACTACGAGCAGTCCGTCCGGCAGTTGCTCCAGTCCTACGGCGTGGTGCGCGGGATGTACGACACGTCCGCCGACATCGCGAACCTGCTCACGAAGAACGTGTCGCCGTCCGAGGTGAACGACCGGCTGCGTCTCGCGACCGAGGCTGCGATGACCGCCCCCCAGGAGGTGCGGGATGCGCTCGCCGCTCGATACGGAGTCAGCGGCGGCGGGCTCATCTCGTACTACCTCGACCCGGACAAGGCGGAGCCGCTGCTCCAGCAGCAGTTCGCGTCCGCCCAGGTGCAGGGTGCGGCCCAGCGTCAGGGCATGGCGACCGACCTGGCGACTGCTGATCGCCTCGCGTCGGAGGGCGTGTCCTACGACCAGGCGTACCAGGCGTTCGGCCAGGTGGCCGCGCTGAACCCGCTGACGGGCGGGCTGGGCGAGACGGTCGGCCAGGGCACGCTCCAGGACGCGGCGTTCGGCGACGCCAACGCGCAGGCGAAGGTGACCCACGTGCAGCAGTCCCGCAAGGCTGCGTTCCAGTCGGGCGGCGGGGCGAACGACTCGGCCTCCGGCGTGAGTGGGCTGGGCGCGTCGTCCTCCTGAGTTCAGAGTCTGAACCGGATATGGTGGATCAACTCAGGCACCCCCGCCTGTGCGGACGATAGGGGAGACACATGGCAACGCTGTACGACAACGACGGCAACGAGTTCGAGATCGACGACGACCTGCTCAACCCGCCCGCCCCTCCGGCAGCGGATCGTGCACCGCAGACGAACGCCGAGTTCGCCGCCGTGCGCCGGGCCAACGCCGACGTGAAGAAGGCAGAGCGGGAGCGCGACGAGGCCAAGAAGGCTCTCGCGTTCATGAAGGCGGGCGTCGATCCGGAGTCCTCGAAGGTCGCCGGGTACTTCGCGAAGGCGTACGACGGTGAACTGACCCCGGAGGCCATCCGGGCGCAGGCTGTCGCGGACGGCATCCTCCAGGCAGCGCCTCCCACCGCCGAGCAGCAGGCGGCTCAGGCCGCGCTCGCGGCGCAGCAGCGGATCAGCGGGGCCGCGACGAACGGCCTCAACGCTCCGGACCTCGACCTCCAGCAGCGACAGGCGCTCAACGACGCCTACAAGGCTGGCGGCATGGACGGCCTCGCAGCAGCGATGGAGGCGGCGGGCATCCCCCGCGCCGTCAACTAGGACACGCCGAAGCCCCACCTGTCTTGCAACGGGTGGGGCTTCGTCGTATCTTCAGTCCCAGGTGAACGCGCCCCGCTGAGAGGCGGACGAGCAGCGTGATCCGTTTCCACCTTCGGGTGAGTTGAGTCCGGCCTTGGGCCGTGGAAGTTCCAGTCGCTTGCGACTGCATTCCCTCGTCACTCCTCACACCCCTGAAGGTGGTGTTTCGCATGGTCGCCCCCACGATCCCGGCAGCCCCAGCGTCACTGTTCAACTCCCCGGTCGATGACACCAACATCGGTCTTCTCTCCGATGTCAACACTCGCGTCTCGGGCGGTGCCCAGGCAGCCAACGCTGCCGGTGGTGTCGACTGGGCCGCGAACATGGTCACGACGGCCTACGACCTGGTGCTGGGCAACGCCTACCGCGACGGTCTGCTGTTCGACCAGTTCGCGACGAAGAAGCCCACGACCCTCACCCACAACGGTGCGGTCGTGTCCTTCCCCCTCGCGAACGACCTCGACGACGCGGTCGCCACGGCGACCCTCTCCGAGGACTACGACGTGCTGCCGACCGAGTTCAAGACGGCGCACGTCTCCGTGCAGATGGCGGAGTACGGTCGCGTGACGACCCGTACGAACCTCCTGCGCGGCCTCTCGATGCTGCCCTTCGACCCGGTCGCTGCCGAGCGCATCGCTCGCAACGCCGTGTCCACCCTCGACCGCCTCGCCCTCCAGCAGATCTACGTCGCTGGTGGCGTCTCGGCATCGAAGGTCGCGGGCACGTTCGGCACCACGGGTGGCGTCCCCACCGCCGTGACCCCGGTCTCGACGAAGCCGACGCAGACGCTCCAGAAGATCGCGGAGCAGTTCCTCACCAACGCGGTCGACCCGTTCGACAACGGGCTGTACGCAGCGATCATCTCCCCTGCGGAGGAGACAAAGTTGCGTCAGGAGTCCGACGCGGGCGGCTGGCGCTACTACCAGATCAACCAGGACGGCAACGGCGGCGGCGGCTCCATCCAGCGCCGCTACCTCGGGACGTACGAGAACTTCATGTTCTTCACGTCCAACCGCCTGACGGCGGGCAAGTCGATCTACATGGGCGCGGACGCCCTCGCGAAGGTCTACCCGACGCTGCCCGGCTTCGGCCCGGCCCCGAGCGTCGAGGTCGCCCCGGTCGTGGACAAGTTGCGCCGGTTCATGACGATCGGCTGGCTCTGGACTGGCGGCTACGGTCGCTACAAGGCCGAGGCGACCGTCACCTGCGACCTCACCACCTGACGGAGCGGAGCGGCGGGGTGGACCTGGGTCCTCTGGGTCCACCCCGCACTTCCCTCCTGGCGCTACGCTCGTCGCAACTACTCACCGAGGAGAGCGACATGGCGAAGTACCAGACGCGCGACGGTTCGATCATCGACTCAGCCGACATCGGCTGGCAGGTGCTCGACCCCGAGGGCAACGTGGTGGACTGTGGCCCCATGTCGGAGGCTCACCTCACCGCAGAAGCGATCCAGAAGTACGGCCTCACTCCCGTCGAGGACGACATCACTTCGTAGGAGCCACACATGGCAGCCATCGAGCAGGGCATGGTCAGCAAGATCATCAACGCGACCGCTCCGGTCGGTGCCGCTGGCATCCCCGGAACATGGACGGCGCTCTCCGCGACGGCCATGAAGATCCGCCTCGCCACCACCGCGTCGACCGCTGCGGCGGCAGGCACGGAACTGAGCGGCACCGGCTACACCGCTGGCGGTCAGGCGCTCTCCACCCAGTCCACGGCATCGTCCGCTGGCTCGAACGTCACCCTCCCGGCCACCACGGCGATGTCGTGGACGAACGGCTCCGGTGGCGCGTGGTCGATCCAGTCCGGTGACCTCACCGACGGTGCGGCTGTCCGCACCTGGTTCTGGAACTGGAACGGTGCCCCCGTCCCGGTGGCGAACGGCAACACGTTCCAGATCGCCGTGAACGGCGTCACGCTCGCCCTGACGTAGGAGACACCTGATGGGTCTGTACTTCGGTTCGGTCGACGCTGTCGCCCTGGTCGCCGCCACGGCGAAGACGGTGCTGGAGATCGCCACGCCCTCCACGATGGACCTGAAGATCGTGGAGTGGTGGGTGGACTTCGACGGCGTCACGGCGTCGGCTGTGCCGGTCAAGATCGAGGTCGGGCGGTTCTCCGCTGCGGTCACGACGGCCACCTCGCTGACGCCGTCGAAGTATTGCAACTCCGCGTCACCAGCCTCGGCGGCGACCGTGAAGCAGGGCACCACAGTGGAGGGTGCTGGCACCGCGTCCGATGTCATCATCAAGCGGATCAGCCCCACCTCGGGGTTCCACTACGTCGCCCCGCTCGGGCGCGAGTTGTACATGCCCGTCTCGACCTTCTTCCGCATCCGGCTGACTGCCGCTGCTGGTGTCAACGCCGCCTTCGGTGCGATCTGGGAGGAGTGAGGGATGGCGGTCGTCTTTGTCTCGACCGTCACCGCCTCTACTGCGGTTGCTGGCACCACGCTGACCATCACCGGGGTGAACGCCTCCGTCGGAGACTTCCTCTCGGTCAACACGGGCTGCGACAACACAGGTATCGCAGCCCCAACCGCAACCATCGCTGACTCTGGATCGAACACGTGGTCAACAGCCGCGCACACCACGGGCGCGATCGTCACAGCAGGGTCCGGCGTCATTCTGGAGAACTGGGTCTGCCTCGTCACTACGGCCCTTAGTGCTGGCACCATCACCATCACGTTCTCCGCCTCCATCACGAACAAGGCTGCCCAGTGCCACCGTTGGACCGGAATCTCGTCCGCTACCCCATCGGCGGCGCGAGTTAGTGCTGGGTCAGGAACCGCGACGGCGAACAGCACCGTCACCAGTAACTCCGTCCCCATCGGAGACCTCTGTATCGGCACGACGGTAATCGAGAACGGCACGGCTGGCGCGATCACCGCCTTCGACTCCGACACCACCAACGGGTCATGGTCTACCGGCGTCGCCACCAACATCGGTGCATCCTCGACTGGCCTGACCATCGCGATGCAGTACAAGATCACCAGTGGTGCTGCTGGCACACAGACGTGGGACCTCACCTACGCCGCAGCGCGCAAGGCTTACTCGGTTGTCGGCTTCCCCGCCTCCGCAGGTGGCGGTGGGTCCACGCCTCCGATCCCCTACCGAACCGTCGGGAACAGCGCCGCGATCCAGCGCGCTGCGAACTGGTGATGCGTCATGGCTAGGCATGGGCGCAACTTCCCGATCCAGCCGAAGCGCAACGGCGTCGTCCAGGCCGCAGCGGGTGGCGGGACGATCACCGCGACGGCCACGGCGACCGCCGCTGGTGTGGCGACGAGCACCTCGGTCGCTGTCGCTGCCATCGGTACGGCGACCGGGGCTGGCGTCGTCACGGGGGCTGGCTCCGTCGTCGTCGTTGCCACCGGGTCGGCCTCCGCTGTCTCGACGGCCACCGGGACCGCGTCCTCGATCATCGTGGCGAGCGCGTCGGCGACGGCGGCATCCAGCGCGACGGGGTCGGCGTCCTCGATCATCGTCGCCACCGCCTCAGCCACAGCGGCCTCGGTCGCCACGTCCACCTCCATCGGCGTCCAGGCGAAGGGCACCGCGACTGCTGCCGGGTCCGGCTCGAACACCCAGGTCGTCGAGCAGATCGCAGCGAGCACCTCCGTCGCTGCTGGTGTCGTCACCGCCCCGGCCACGATTCGCACCACGGGTGCAGCAACGGCGGCTGGCACGGCGTCGTCGAACGTCACCATCGCTGCTGCCGCCACGGCCACGGCTGCTGCCATCGCCACGGGGACGGGCACCGCCGTCGGGGCAGACGCCACGGGGACGGCCACCGCGGCTTCCGTGGCGACCGGCCTGGCTACCGTGGTCGTCACCGGTCTCGCGGCCACAGGAGCCGCTGTGGCGTCCGCTGCGGCCACCGTGGTGTCCTCGGGCGCAGCGACCGCTGCTGGCGTCGTCACGCCCCCCGCATCCACCGTGCGGACCCAGGGAACGGCGACCTCTGCCGGGTCCGCGACGAGCACCTCGGTCATCGAGGGCATCGCGGCCTCCACCTCTGCCGCCATCGCAGCCGCGACGAACGCCGGGGTCACCATCGTCGTCACGGGATCGGCTGTCGCAGCCGCTACCGCAACCGGCAACGCCACGGCGTCCGGCTCGACCACGGGCACGGCGACCGCTGCTGCCGTAGCGACCGGCCTGGTCACCGTGCAGACGAGTGGCTCCGCTGCTGGCGCTGGCGTGGTGAGCACCAGCGGGATCACCCAGCGAGTGTCCGGCTCGACCGCGACCGGGGCAGCGACGGCGACGGGGTCCGCCTCGGTCGTGGTCATCGCGACGGCGAACGCGGTAGCGGCATCGGTGGCGACCAGCACGTCTGTTGCCGTGGCCTCGGTGGCGACTCCCACGGCTGTGTCCACGGCGACGAACGCATCGGTCACGATCCGGGCGTCCGGCTCCACGGCCACCGCCGCTGCCGTGGCGACCGGCAACCTGATCTTCACGATCACCGCGACGGCGACAGCGACGGCGGTCTCAACTGCGACCGGGACTGGGACGAACGGCGCGACCCTGCTCCGGCTCGTCTACGGGGGCGGGATCGGGGAGTCCTACGAGCGCGAGCGCAGGCCCCGTGATCCACGGCGGGCCGGGACTCCGTTCGCCGGGCTGTCGCCCAGGATCAGGCGTCCCCACACCCCGAACGGGCTTCTGCTCTACCAGAGCGGGGAGGTTATCGTCACCCCGTCCTGGGACACGGACCCCCGGTACTGGACGGCGGACGATCGGATCGCGGGGGGTGTCGAGTTCGTCACGTACAACGACACCTGGCAGGCCACGGTGCTGAAGAACAACGGCTACACCCTGGTCCCGGTGACTTGATGCCATCATGTGTGCAGGAGGTACGCGATGCTCGCGAGTGAAGCGGTCGAGACTGTCCGGTCGATGCTGTCCGGGTCTCAGATCGACGAGATCACCGTGCTGGCGCAGCCGTACGTCGCTGCCACCGACACCACGCTCTCCGTCCAGTACCCGAAGCGATCCATCGCAGCGGGGTCCACGGTCACGGCGGGCCTCAACACCTTCACCGTCATGGCGGTCACGGGTGATGGCACGACCTTCACGGTGATCCCGTCGATGGACGGTGGCCCGAACGTGAACGTCCCCCAGGGAACGATCGTCCGCATCCGGCCCCAGTTCACGACGTGGTCGATCTTCCGCGAGATCCAGTCCGAGATGGACTCGCTCTCCGCCTCGTTCACCGGGCTGTTCCAGCCGTGGGTCGTGGAGGCCACCACCCTCGACCGCTCGGGCGGCATCTACGCGCTCCCCGACCGGACCGACGGGCAGTACGCATTCCGCCTGCTGAAGTCGGAGTTCCTCGTCGCTGGCGTCACCCAGGAGTGGGTGTCGTTCACGGACGCTGAACTGGTCCGCCAGGGCAACGCGATCCGCGTCTTCTCCGACCCGCCCCAGGTGGCCGGGTTCCGCTTCTCCCTCGCTGTCGGGTTCGGCCAGATCGTCGACCTGACGACGGACCTGGAGACCCTCGGCGTGACCAACGCCATCGCGGGCATCCCGATGCTGGGCGCTGCCGCCACGATGGCGCTCGGCTGGGAGGGTCGCCGCGTGCAGCCCGTCTTCCAGGGCGACTCGCGCCGCGCGAGCGAGGTGCAGGCCACCTCGAACAGCGCGCTCGCTCGCCAGTTCAAGATGCAGCAGCAGTCCGCGATCACCGAGGAGCAGTCCCGCCTCATCAAGGAGTGGGGCTACCGCCAGCCGCAGACCTCGGGCCGCGACCAGGGCGTCAACAGGTGGCTGTGGTGAGCAAGGGATCTCTCGACGCTCCGCTCGATGTCCCCTTCTACGAGGGGGGTTCGCTTGGCGCGACCGACAACCTCTCGATGCCGGTGTCGGTCGACGGTCGGCCCTACCTGCTGGACCTGGCGCTCGGCTACCCGAACGACCACTTCCACCGCGCGTCGGTGCAACTGCTGAACACGCAGCAGGCTCAGGGCAACCAGGACACGGCGAACGTCCCGCCCGAGGTGTGGCGGCGCAGCATTGAGTCGTGGCACCAGGGCGCGGGCCAGTCGCGGTACGACCGCAGCGACTCGCTCCCGGCCCGCTGCCACCTGTCGAACGGTGTGGACCCGTGGCAGAAGTTCGGGTTCAACCTGCTGCACGAGACCACGTCGCTATTCTCGCTCACGGGAGGTCTCCAGGCGATCCTGTGCTCGATCGACGTGGCCCTGTTCACGGCGGTCGGCACGACGGTGCGCTACTACGCCACGGTCCTGACCGCGCCCACGACGCATACGTCCCCGGCTACGGTGCTCAACCTGGTCACCGATGGGGAGAACCTCTACACGCTGTGCTCCAACGGGGTCATCGAGAAGCGTGACAGCGCGGGCACCTGGACGACCTTCTACACGGTCCCCTCGCTGGTCGCGACCGGCAAGACGATGTTCACGTACGTGAAGGGCCACCTCCTCGTCGGCAACGGCCCCACCCTGCTCGACGTGACGAACCCGGCGCTCGTCCAGACCGTCCTCACCCACCCGCTCGCTTCCTGGTGGTGGCGGGACGCGACCGAGGGGTTGTCGGTCATCTACGTCCTCGGTGGGACGGGCGACCGCTGGCACATCCACCGCATGTCGATCAACTCGTCGGCGACCCTTCTCGACCCGCCCATCGTGGCGGCAACGCTGCCCGACGGCGAGATCGCGTACACGATCGCGACCTACCTCGGCTACGTCCTCATCGGCGTGCACTACGGCTTCCGCTTCGGGATGCCCGACTCGTCCGGCCAGGTCACGTACGGGCAGATCGTCAAGACGCCCGGCCCCGTCCTGTGCTTCGAGGGCCAGGACCGCTTCGTGTGGTTCGGCCTGTCGATCCTGTCCGGATCCGGGTCGGAGACGCTCTACGCCACCGTCGGCGGGCTGGGTCGGATGGACCTTTCCGCGTTCGTCGCCCCCATGACCCCAGCGGCCACCTCCGACCTGATGGGCACGGCTGTCGGAGTGACCCGCAACGTCGTCACCGTGGGCGGCTCGCTCGACGGCATCGGGCACCGGGTCTTCTCCGTGGACAACGTCGGCATCTTCGTCGAGCAGGACACGCTGGTGGCGTCCGGCTGGCTGTCGATGGGCGCGCTGAACTACAACTCCACCGACAAGAAGATGGGGCTGTACGTCCAGGTCTTCCACGACCCGCTGGCGGGCGGCAGCGTCGAACTCGATACCCAGTCGGACAGCGACGGAGCCTCCTGGCAGAACCTCGGCGTCAACTCGACGTCTGGCACCTCGTCGATCAACAACGTGCCGTACCCGTACCCGTTCTTCACGGTCGAGCCTCGGGTCGTCCTGACCCGCTCTGCCGCCGATCACACGGTCGGGCCGCGTGTCACGCGCCTGGAGTTCCGCGCCATCGACATCCCCGGTCGGTCGTCGGAGTGGCACATCCCGCTGGCGGTCTTCGAGGACCAGGTCTACGACGGGGTGCAGTCCACCTATCCCGTGCAGGACGACCTCGACTTCCTCATCCAGTTGGTCGAGTCCCGTCGCGCGTTCACCTACCGGGAGGCGGCGCAGACCTGGATCCTGCACGCCACCGACTTCACCTGGGCACCCAACAAGTTGACCTCCGATGGTCGCAGTTTCCAGGGCACGTTCGTCCTCATCGCTAGGGAGTTGACCTGACATGGCCCGTCGCAGTTACGCAGGCGGGGCGGTCCCCACCACGCTCACCGTCCTCCTGGATGCCGTCTCGCTCTCGGCCACCGTGGCGGCGTTCACGCTGTGGCCGTCCGGCGCTGGTGGCAACTTCGTCGTCACCCTGGGGCGCGGCACGTCGACCGAGGAGAAGGTGCTCTGCTCGGCCACGTCGGGCACCGCCCTCACGATCGTGTCGCGCGGGTACGACGGGACCACCGCCCAGTCGCACTCGATCAGCACCGTCGTCGAGCACACGATCAGCGCGATCGACCTCGACGAGGCTAACGCCCACGTGAACGCGACAACGGGCGTGCACGGTCTCGGTGGTCCTGACGGCTCCGTCGTCGGAACCACCAAGGTTCAGACTCTGACCGGCAAGTCGATCGACGGTGGGACGAACACCCTCACCAACATCCCGCGCACCGCATCCCCGCAGTTGCAGGCCGACATCGCGGCTGAGGCCGTGGCGCGCGCTGCCGCTGACCTGGCGCTCATCCCCCCCGGCACGATCATCGCGTTCGCTGGCGCTGCCGCGCCCGCTGGCTACCTGGCGTGCGACGGCTCCTCGCAGTTGATCGCGTCCTACACGGCGCTGTCCACGGCGATCCGTGCTACCTGGGGCGGGGTTGACGGCACCCACTTCAACCTGCCGAACCTGGGCGGCAGGGTCGCGCGCGGTGTGGGTGGGGCCTACACGGCGGGCACCACGGGCGGCGCTGACACGCACACCCTGATCGCGGGCAACCTTCCCCCGCACGCGCACGGCGGTGTCGCCCACACCCACACGACGCCGATCACCTCGGTGGGCGGGTTCTCCGCCGACCACAACCACGGCTTCTCCGCCGCCTTCTCGACGAACAGCGACGGCGACCACTCTCACACGGTCCTCATCGGCCCGGTCTCCGCGTTCGCGAACACCACGGCGTCCAGCCCAGGGCAGATCGTCGGTGCCACCGCCTCGGGCCGCGTCAACCAGGCGATCCCGTCGTCGGGCAACACCGCCTCGCACGCCCACGGCGGCACCGTGTCCGGCGCGACGAACAACTCGGGCATCAACCACACCCACGATCTCCCGGCGATGACGACCGCGTCGGGCGGGTCGAGCACCGACAACGGCCCCGGCACCTCGACTGCCATCAACCACGCCGACCTCTACGGCGTCGTCCTCTACTGCATCAAGACGTGACCGAGCAGCGCACGCCTACCGCGAACTGGGTGCAGGGGGACGACGGTTCCTGGACACCCACGCGGGAGCCTGTCTCCGTGTACCCCACGGGCGTGCGCGCGACCCCGGCCCCGGTCGTGTCGTTCCAGGACTTCCGGCCCACGGTCGCGGGGAACGAGGGCGACTACTGGCTGCGCCCAGCGACCGGGCCGGACATGGCGTACTCCGACATCCTCACGAACACGGGGCGCTGGTACAACCCTGGCTTCGGCTACCCCGGGATGTCGGCGTTTACCGCTGTCGGCGCTGGGATGCAGTTGACGGCAGCGAGCGACGGCTCGTTCGGGGCGGCAGCGCACACCTTCCTTGACAACCGGGTCTACCGGGCCGAGTGGACGGTGAATGCGAGCGGTCCCGCTCACCAGGTCCGGGTGGTGTGGGCGTTCACCCGCGACTCCGGGCTGATCGTCCTCACCCCAGGCGTCGACACCGTCATCGGCATGGACATCCCGTGGCACGCGGGCAACAACAACGGCGTGGGCCTCCAGGTGGCGGACGGCTCACTCGGAGGCACCTTCGTCATCAAGTCGGCCAAGATGTTCGATGTCACAGACTCCCGCGCCGAGCAGTACGTCTTCGACTCCGAGCACGGCTGGACCCTCATTGGGGACGGAGTCGGCACTCCCGCTGGCGTCCTCCAGGTCTACGCGGGCATCTCGCTCCCTGCTGGCTGGCTGTGGTGTGACGGGGCATCGCTGGTGCGCGCCTCGTACCCGGTCCTGTTTGCTGCGTTCGGGACGACGTACGGCGCTGCTGATGGCACCCACTTCAACCTGCCGGACCTGCGCGGGAAGGTGCCGGTCGGCCAGCAGGCGGCGTCGTCGGAGTTCGTCACCCTCGGTCAGACGGGTGGCGAGAAGTCGCACGTCCTCTCCGCTGGGGAGATGCCGAGTCACAATCACTCATGGTCTGGCGTGAACCACGCCGCAGTCAGGAGTGGATCGGCTGGTAACTATCCGTTCAGCATTCAGGAGGACGAGGCGAATAACTGGACAGGAACCCAGTCACTCATGGGCCTCACTGGCGGTGGCGGAGCACACAACAACCTCCAGCCGTACCTCACCATCAACTACATCGTGAAGGCCGGATGATGGGCCGAATCTTGGACATCCAGCGCGCCCTGGGAGCGTTCCCATCTGCGAGCATGGAAGCATGTGGCGCATGATGGACGCTGCCGTGACCGGGATCCTCAGCCTCCTGGCGACACAGACGGTGCTCCCGTCCTTCACCGTCGACATCGACCAGTTGGACGGATACCTCCGCGTCGCGGGCGAGATCATCGCGGTCGTCTTCTTCGTCGCCTGGGTGCGGAAGCGCGCCGACAAGAAGACCAGCAAGGAGCAGCAGGAGCAGCGCGCTGATATGGAAGCGCGCCTCATCGAGACGCTGATCCAGCGCACCCAGCCGATCCAGCCGAAGTACCGCAACGATGGCGAGTCCCTCGCCGACATCGCGAACGAGGTGAAGCGGATCAAGGAGGTCCAGGGCGAGCAGGCCCAGGTACTAACCTCGGTCCACCGAAACGTAGCCGACGCGACCGTGGAGATGGCCCTCCACCGGGCTGCGGTGAACGAGTCGTTCGCCTCCATCCGTGAGGAACGCGCGGTCATCCTGGCCGCTGCTGCCGCACAGACGGAGGCTTGGCGAGTAGCGTTGGAGAAGCAGGGCCTCGAAGTACCCCCCAGTCAGGAGCCATCGTGAGCATCTTCACCCGTCCGTTCTGGAAGGACACCGCCGAGCGCACCATCTCGTCGGCTGCCCAAGGTGTCGTCCTCGGGCTGGGCGCGGCCCAGTTCACCGACGTGGGCAACGTCGTCTCGCTCAGTGAGGCCGCTGGCCTGCTCGGGCTGGGCGCTGGCCTCCTCACGTTCTTCAAGTGCCTTGCCGCCTCCCGTGTCGGCGATCCGTCGTCCGCCTCCCTGGTGGACGTGTCCATTCCTACCGAGGTGGCAAAGTGACCAAGGCCAAGGACCCGTCGAAGACCGACGAGCCGATCGAGTACCCCGAGCACGACGAGCCGGACGTGGACACGTCGCTCGATGTCGAGGTCGATGGCGACATCGACGCGGCGATCGACCGGCCCGAGTTCGGTGCCCAGGACGACCCGGAGCCGACCTCATGAGGGACACCACGATCGGGCGCTACGCGTACCCCGTCCGCGCCATCCTCATCGCTGCCGTCGTCGGGGCGCTCACCGCTATCGGCCTGGTGCTGTTCATCGTCCCGGCCCACGCAGCGAAGGCGGCGTGCCACACGACCGTGTGGACGCCGGAGCACCCCGCCCAGGTGTGCCCATGAGCGGCACCTACGTCGAGCACCTCGCCACCGCCGAGCACCTGCGTCTCCACCCGAACGCGGACGTGAAGGCGACGAACCGCTGCCTGAAGGTCGCGCGCACGATCGCGAACCAGCCCTGGATGGGCGGCTCGGCCATCGACGCGTGGCACCTCAACGGCGCGTACCAGCACCCCGGTTCCTGGATCCCTGGCGGCATCGGGATCTACGACCACCCGGACATCCCCGACAACAAGGAGGCCGGGCACGCCGTCTGGAACTCCACGAACCGGATCGAGTACAGCACCGACATCCTCGGTGCCGGTCATGTCTGGCGTGTCTCTCACGGCGTCGTCGAGGCGAAGTGGGGACTGCGCTTCCTCGGCACCCTGATGGGGTCTGCGGCAGGCGGGATCATCTCCGGTCCCGCCGTGCCGCTCCCGATCGCCCCGCCGTACCCCGGTCTCCCGATCGGATGGGGTTCGCCCTACAAGGCTGCGAACGCTGCGATCCAGCGGTCGCTCAACCGGGCGGGCTACCCGACGAAGGTCACCGGGACGTACGTCTCGCCGACGAACTCGGACATGCGCGCGAACATCGAGGCGTACGCGAACCACCACGCCGACGCTCGCGACAAGGACAAGGCGCTGGGGATCGGCACGGGCGCGGTCGGCCCGAACCTGTACGCGTCGCTGATGACCTACTACAACCGCTGATCTTCTGAGACCATCGGACCAACGGCACACAGGGAGCAGACATGGCAGACACGGCAGCGGGCCTTGCAACGGCCTTCGGGAAGGATCTCGCCTTCGAGATCACTCCCAACATCGACGTTGAGGTGGTGGCGGTCGCCCGCAAGTTGGGCATCTCCTACGCTGAGGCGTACCGCATCGCGGACCTGGGGACTGCGCTGGCTGTTCCCGGTGCTCCTACGATCGGCGCTTCCGCCATCGTGGACACCAAGAACGTCACGGTCGCGTTCACCCCGCCCGGCTCCAACGGTGGCGCGAACATCGACTACTACGTAGCGACCTCGACGCCGGGTGGCTTCACCGGAACGGGCACCGTCTCGCCGATCCTGGTGAACGCCGCCTACGTCACGGCCACCTCGTACACCTGGGCCGTGACCGCCGTGAACCAGAAGGGCACCAGCGCGGCCTCCGCTGCGTCGACCGCCCGCACGCCCAACCCGTAGGAGACCCGATGTACCCCGCCGTCACCTTCAGCGACGCGCCGTTCACCGCCCCTGCTGGATCGACGTACATCGCACAGGTCGGTGTCCTCACCGCGACCCGTGCCGTCACCCTGCCGCTGGCGAACACCGTGCCCAACGGCACCGTCGTCATCGTCAAGGACGAGTCCGGCACGGCCACCGCGACGAACACGGTCACGGTGGCACGGCAAGGCGCGGACACCATCAACGGCGGTGCCACGGCTCTCGTCATCGACGGCACCGTGGGTGCCTACGTCCGCCTCGTGTCGAACGGGGCGACTGCGTGGACCGGGTCGGCTTCCCTCCCCACGGTCCCGAAGACGGTCGCCACGGTCGCCCCGGTGAAGACCGGAACGGCGACCCTGGTGGCAGGGACGGTCACGGTGGCCGACACCGCGATCACCGCGAACAGCGTCATCCGGGTCACGAGCAAGACCCTGGGCGGCACGCCGGGTGCCCTGTTCATCTCGGCGAAGACGGCAGCCACGTCGTTCGTGATCTCCTCGACGAACGCGGGCGAGACCTCGGTCGTCCAGTACGACGTGGTCTCCTACTGACCAACAGCGAGGCCCCCGGTTCAGAGTCTGAACTCGGGGGCCTCGCGTCGTCGGGGGCCAGGTGGCCTTGACCGTGCATCTCGATCATGTTGCAGGCGACCGTTCCCTGAGCCGAAAGTCCCAGGCAGGCGCACCCCGTACGTTCGGGGAGCCTAGTCGATGAAGGTCTTGCACCCGTGCTCGGCGCACCCACCGGCCTCGTGCAGAACGCGGGGGCAGTCGCAGCCGAAGCAGATGTCGCTCGGCGACTTCGCTGCCCCGGTGATCGCGTTGACCTCCTCGGCGGCGTTCGTCAGGACGGTGCCCCCTCCGGAGATGCCAGGGAACTTCGGGAGGGCAGCGACCGGCATCTGGAGCATCGGGTCGAAGCACTCCTCGTCTGACCAGAACGCGGTGACCGAGTGGTCGCCCTCGTGTCCGGCCTCCTGGTCGCACCGCTGACGCACGGTGGAGTAGGCGAAGCATCGGCTCATCGGGAGTCCTTGCCCTTCTCGAACATCGGGAGTGTCTCGTCCTCAACCTTGCCACGTCGGCCAGGGCCACGTGGAACCTCGGCGGTGCGGATCAGAACGAACTGCTCCAGCACCTCCATCGGACTCCGGATCGTGGAGTAGCCGTGGTCGGACTTCAGGTGCTTCTCCATCTCCTGCTGCACCATCAAGGCGTCGCACGTCCCGGTGATGGACGCTTTCACCGGGAACGTGCAGCGCCAGATGGAGTTCTCCACCTTCACCGACGGACCTTCCGCACATCCAGCCTCTCGCTCGGCTCGCGGTAGTAGCCGGGCACGTCGGCCCCGGAGTTCTTCGTCCAGCGGACCTGATAGACGCCGTCGGACCCGCTGACGCCGACGAGGTCGACCTTCGCCTGGTCCTTCATGCGCTTGCCCCGCGTCTCCAGGTCGCGCCCCTCGACGTAGAGGGTGATGGCGTCCTTCACCGTGGTGTCGGTGATGAAGCCGCCCTCGCTGTCGGGGAGAGCGCCACGGCAGACGGAGTAGAACTCGCAGATCTTCTCGCAGACCGGGGCGGCGATGTCCCGGCTCGCGTCCTCGTTGTGCTGGACGGAGTAGATGACATCGGTGATCCACTGGTCGATCTCGTCGGTGAACGACGGGTCGTACAGGTCGTAGACGACGTACGGCTCCTTCTCCTCACCGGAGCGGTCGAGGTAGACGTTGCCGACGTAGATGGGCTGCGACTCGTCGAGCAGGCCCGCCTGGATCGCGCCGAGCGCGTAGGTGTGGCGCTGCATCCGGTGGTTCAGCGAGGTGCCGAACCGCTTGATCTTCTCGTAGCCGTCCACGGTCTTCACGTCGAGGATCATGTTCCAGCCGGGCTGCACGATGTCCGGGGTGCCGGACACCTCCGCACCTGACGGGAACGTGGCGGTGAGCCTGCGGTTGTCCACGATCCACGACGGGAACGCGGTGCGGAGCGCGTCGCCCACCCACTCGTGGATCGCCGTCCCCACGTTCGCGGCCCAGGCGTTCTTCGAGTCGGACTGCGGGACGCCCTTCGCCATGAGCGACGCCTTGTTGCGGCAGAAGCCCAGGTCGGAGGGGCCGATCAGCCCGGCGTGCGACTGGAGCGTGCGCGGGGTGGTGTCGGACTTCGCCTTCAGGGCGGTGCCGATGATGATGCCGATGTCCTCGGGGCTGGGGGCGTGCACGGTCATCTCCATCACTTCCTCCCAGCGGCGACGCGGTCGGCGATGATCCCGACGGTGACACCCGAGGGCGTCATGTAGTCGAGCAGGCCCTGGGGGGCACCGGCCTTCAGCGCGGCGACCTTCAGGATGCGCTCGCTGGCCTCCAGGCCCATCTCGTCGATCGAGGTAAGCGCCTCGACGAACGACAGCACCTCCTCGCTGACCCGAGGCTCCGAGACCGCTGTCACAGCCGAGTCCGCCTGCGCCGACTCCGGCTCAGACGGTTCAGAGTCTGAACGTGGGAACAGCGAGTCCCGGTCGATCAGGCCCTTCACGAAGGCGGTCTTCTGGCCCCCCTCGTAGAGCGACAGGCCGAACTGGTCACCCAGGTTGGTGCAGGCCCGCTTGAACGCCGTGGAGACGGCGCTGGTGAGGGCCAGGGCGTGCGCCTCGGCCCGGTCGGGCTGGGGGGCGTTTCCAGAGGCGTGAGCGTCCTCGTAGGTCGCCAGGACGGTGCCGTCGGGCGCGTGGATCTCGACCCTCACGACGACCCGGTAGGCGGCCTTCCAGGCCGTCCGGCCAGCGGAGGTCGTGACCTCCTCATCGAAGATCAGGTCGGTGGAGATGACCTGCGTGGACCAGCGTCCGAAGCCGAAGATCCGGTTCATGTGCGCCCGGATGTCGTGCTGCGCGACGTAGGACATGCCACGCAGATCCTCGACACGCGCGGGGTTGATCGGAGCGAGCAGTTGGTCGACCTGCTTCTCACTCAGGTAACTTGTATTCACGATGCACCCTTTCGGTTGGTGGTGCCAGACAGTTTACAGGGGTAGAGCATGGATGTCATCGACATCGACACCGTCCTTCGCGACCTCAGCGACAACATCAGGACCGAGTCGGATCCTGAGCGCCGCATCCTTCTGTACGACGCCATGCTCCAGGCAGCCTCTGACATCGCACGGGACGGCTTCCTCTCAGCGGTCTACGCGCTCCGCGCGGGCGGGATGCCTGCGAAGCAGATCGCTGAGCGCCACGAGGTGCACCACTTCACGGTGACCCGGTGGACGAACGAGTACGCGGAGGCTCATGGCCTCCCACGACTGGGACGGCAGCCCCGTGTCGTCGATGCCACGCCGATCCAGCCTCACTACAAGGCCGGACTCCGCCGTCGGACTCCAGGTACACCCATCCCTGGTGAGTGAAGACGGGCACCTCGCTCGGCACCAGCGGGTGACGGACGAGCCACCCGAAGAACAGGGCTTCCTCGCGATCCCGCTCGACGCGGGTGAGGTGGCACGCCGGGTGGAGCAGGAGCAGGTTCCCGAGGTTGTGCGGGTCGCTCGTGGACGACCCCATGCCACGGGGTGAGCGGTGGTGCATGTGGCTGCCGTTCTGGAGCGGCAGGCCGTCCAGTTCGCAGCGCCCGTCAGCGCGCTCGCGGATCGTCCGGATCACGGACTGCGACATCGGAGTCTTGCTCACGACTCACCCCGCGCGATGCGGGCGGCGGTGCGAAGCCCTGCGCGTGCTTGCCAGGGTCCGTTCGCCGACTTGGCGGCGAACTCCTCGATCTCCGCCGCGATCTTCGCCCGCACGTCGGCCTCGATGATCGGCGCAGTAGCAGCGATCGCTTTCCGTGCGATGATCGTCGCGTCGTCCCTCATGAGCGTTGCGTCCATACGCCACAGAACGTCCGCTGCCACCTTCACGGCCTCGTCGCGGCTCATGGCGTCACCTCGGGGGCAGCGCCGTAGACCTTGCAGGCGCACGGATGCACGGAGCACGCCGACGACTCGCGGGGGACTCGACCGTGGGCACTCTGCCGATGCCCGCACGTCTTGCACATCGGTGTCGTCACCTCGGGGGCAGCGTCGTGGCAGCCGCACACGCAATCGGCGTTCGGCCCGTGGTGGCAGATCGCGCACGGTGGCGTCACCTTGGGGGCAGCGACGGAGGTGGTCTCAGCGCACCCGCACGATGTGGAGTGATGCACCGCGCACGCTCGCCGGACAGCGGGCGACAACGGCGGGAGTGCGCGCGCCGTAGCGCAGGGGTAGCCGAGGCCGCACGTCTTGCACGCGAGGATCACGCCAGGCTCCTGCGTGTGCAGCGCCCGCACGGCGTCCACCGCCGCCTCGTCCTTGCGCCACGACACCATCGCGTCATCGAACTGGATGTTGGTGACGCGGAGGTCGTCGGTGAGGGTTTTCCACTCCTCCACCTGGCGGCGCAGGTCGGTGATGGTGTCCGCGTCCTCCGTGTGCTGCGCCAGGGCTGTCTCAGACTCCGCGAGCAGGAACGCCTCCGACTCCCGCAGCCGCTCGACCTCGGCCTCCGCAGCCAGTCGCTCAATCTCGCTGTCCGCGAGCGCGTGCGTCGTAGTCGTGAGAACTCGCTCCAGCCGCTCGACCTCCGCGATGAGGGCGGGCACGGGGCACGACGGGTCGGCCAGCGTGCAGCCGCAGATGTCAGCGTGCTCGTCGATGAGGTTGGCGATGCGATCCGGCGTGAAGGGCGCGGCCAGGTCGTCGGGGGTCATGATGTCTCCTTCGGTTTAGTCGAGACGACGGTTGGGTGCTTCGTCGTCTTCGTGTGCTTCTCGGCTTCCTTGTCAGAGGAGGTGCCTGACCAGACCTCGGCGCAGGTCAGGCACCTCCCCGTCGTGACCAACTCGGTCACTGGTCTCCTGTCACCAGCATTGGCGGTGACCCTTCCAGTACCAGTTCGAGCGGCCCTTGCCGCCGTTCCAGACCTGGACGAACCTCGCGATCTGCACAGCGGCGGGTGCCTGCCATGCGTGGGCGTAGCCCTTGTACCTGTGCCACGTGCCATCGGTGAAGCCGAACAGCCCGGAGGCTGACTCGCCATCGTGACGGCGTGCGGTAGGCGTGAACCTTGACTCCCGGTGGGCGATGCATCGCATCGTCGCGGTCCAGGTGGGGTGGACCGTGGGCCGAGCGGTGGTGGCCCGCAGGGGGACTTGGGCCACCACCTCCTCGACAGCGAGGGTGACTGCTGTGGGTGTCACTCTCGCTGGAGCCTCGCCGCCCGGCATCGGCCAGGGGCCGGAGAAGCCGTGCAGGAGAACAAGGAACAGGAAGACGAGCACGAACAGGATCGCAGTCGCGATCTTCGTGATGATCGACATGGGGCCTCCGAGTTCAGACTCTGAACAGGTAGGTCTTGGTCAGCGGACCACCTCCTTGCCGGTGTACGTCCACCGAATCGCCATGTTGCCGTAGCGGTTCGGACGGCGCTCCCCCGAGTCCACGAGGTAGCCCTTGCGAACCAGGGTATTCCTCGCGCCCGAGACGGACTGGTGACTGCGGCCCAACGAGACCTCGATGTCGTCATCGGTCGCGCCGACAGCGACACCCGTGCGGTAGAGGCTCACGAACAGCGCGAGCACGTCCCATTGGAGGCTGCCCTCGCGGATCTTCGGACTGATCGCCTTGCTCGTGTCGGGCGCGTTGGCCCGCACATGGAACGTGGCGGAGTCGTCCCCCTGCGCGGCGAAGATGGCATCAGCCAGGTCCGCCGAGTAGAGGTCCGCGTACATGCGTCGCTGCGCGGGGAGCGCGTCGATGAAGTTCTCGATGACCGCCATCATCTCGGCCTTGTTCACGGGTCGTTCCTCTCCGCAGCCGCAGCCGCATCCTTGATCGCGAGTGCGTAGCCGCGACCGAAGTCACGAGACGCCTTCGCTGTGGTCTCGGGGAGTGCACGGATCTTCTCGCCGATCATCGCCCGCACCATCACGTCATGGTCGGGCTGGCGACAGTAGAGGCAGCGATCCATGCCGGAGTCGGTCGGATGCAGCGGCCACCCACAGCCGTCGCATCGAGCGAAGGTGTCGACGGTCATCCTCATGGCCCCTCCTCGTACTGTCGGTCGAGCATCTGGTCGCGCTCGTCGTCGGGGTCTGGCTCGTACGGTGTCGGCTCGACATCGCCGGAACCACCACACCCCTCGCAGTCCTCGAACTCGTCGAGGCCGACCAGGATGACCCCCTCCCCCTTGCAGTCGGGGCAGTCCACCAGGTCCGGCTCGCTCGGGGGGTCGTACCAGGAGTCCGGCATCCTGAACGGCTTGCCGTCGTTCAGACTCTGAACCATCAGTCGTCCTTCGGGATCGGGCGCTCGAACAGCGGGAGTCCGTCCTCCCCGAGCGCGGTGCTGTACTCCAGGTCCACGGTCGCGTCGTTCGCGAACGTGCCCACCCAATGCCACCCATCCGGGGGGTCGACCCAGGTGCGGAGGTAGGGGAGGTCGTCCCCCTCGTGGTCTGGCTCGTCGTCCTCCGGATCAAAGTCGAGGTGGTCGATCGCCTCGCTGTCACTCATGTGCTTCCTCTCGGTTCAGACTCTGAACTCATCGACGAGCCGGGTTCCGGCCTCACGGCATACCTCTCCTCCCTTCAGTAAAGTATATCACATCTGTGCTACTAAGTCGATGACCACACACCGCGACGGGGCGACGCGATGACCGCCGCCTTCTTCGCCCGGCCCAGGTACTGCGACGCCTTCTGCACGCTGATCGCGAACTCGGCGGCGACCTGCGCCGTCGTCGCCTCACCCGACAGGATCACGAAGTCGGCGATGTCCACCGACAGGTTGCCCCGACGACCACGGATCTGTGAGGTCTGCTGCCACCACGGCCCCACCTTCTTCACGGCGTGCTCCGTCGGGTCCATGTCACGACCCTCGATGCGGAGCATCCCCTCGGACTCTCCACGGGGAACGTCCAGGAGCATCACGTTGTCGGCGGTGCCGATGATGCCCGTCGTGCCGCTGATCCGGTTGAACCAGTCGTCGCCTTCCTCCAACTTCATCTGGTTCGTGTGCGTGAGGCCCAGGAGAGCGACCTCGTACTTCGCCGCGAAGTCGTGGAAGCGGGACATCCACTTCACCTCAGCCGCGTACCCCGAACGCTCGCCCAGCCCACCGAAGCGGGTGATCGTGTCGATGATGACAAGGCGCGGGTTCTCGACCGCGTCCGCCCAGGTGTTCGCGATCCACCCAGGCGGGGTGTCTGCCACCATGTCCATCGAGTAGATCGTCAGCGCGTCGAACGGCCACTCCCCCCGGTTGGGGTTCAGCGAGTCGAGCCGCCCCCGGAGCCGGGTCGAGGTGTCCTCCAGGGCCAGGTACAGCACGTCCCCTGGCTCGCAGACCATCCCACCGAGCACCGGGTAGCCCCCGGCGACCCCGAAGGCGATGTCGAGCGCCATGAAGGACTTGCCGATCTTGCTGGCTCCAGCGAGCACGCTCAGGCCCGTGGGGAGAAGACCATCGACAACGAACGATGGCTCCTTCCGGGCTGCCGCGCGGCTCAACATCTCGTGCAGCCCGGCTCTAAGACCCTCTGGAGACTTTGGAGACTCGGAGACTTCCAGAGTCTCCATGTCTCCACTCTCTCCACGGTGACTACGTGCGCGCGCGCGCGAGTCATCCAGGCCCGCCTCGCGCCCCTGACGCCACAGGCGGGCCTCCTCACCCGTCAGACCCTCCTGCTCCACCAGGGCGCGCTCTGCGGCCTCCAGGACGCGCCTGCGGCTCTCCTCGGCACTCACCCGAACATCACCTCCAGGACGAACTCGGACGCCTCCTGGGCCGACATGCCCACCGCCATGCACAGCCGGACGCAGTAGTCCTCGATCGGCTCGTCCGGCTTCGCCGCCCGCTCCACGCGTGTGCGCTCCGCCTCGACGTGCCGCGTGATGCTCAACTCCATCGCGCTCTCACCCCTGCCTCCCCTGTGGCTGCCCACTCCGCTGCGGCAGCATCCCTGTTGATCTTCCCTTCGAGCCGGGCGTCCGACTCGCGCATGAACTTCTCCCAGGCGCGCTTGAACTCCTGGGCGATCTCGTCGTTCGCGTCCTCGTGTCCCATCGTCCAGCCGCCCACGTGGGGCAGCGGGGGATCGGTGAGTGTGCAGCGACCACAGCGACCGTCCTCCATCAGGACGTACGCACCGAGGCACACCGAGCAGTAGGTGGTAGCCTGCGGGTGCGGCATCGAGTTACCTCCGTATCGGTCTCTGTCGCCATCCCTCACCCGCCCGCCAGCGGGGTGAGGTCTGCCATCTTTCAGGGCGCAGGGTGCTGAGTCAACCCGTACGCGCGAATCGCGAAATCCTTTGCAGCACAAGGGATTCAGAGTCTGAACCGACGGGATGGGTGCTTCCCCGGAGCCGCGCTCCTCACCCATCCCGTCGGGGTCTTCAGACCGCCTCGGCCTCAGCCTGGACAGCAGCGGTCACCGGAGCGAGGTCCGGGTAGATCGACAGGATCTGCTGCATCTTCTCCGCAGCCTTCGCCCGAGCCTGCTCCACCGCCTTCGTGTCGCGCTCGGCGGGGGTCAGGCGGCGCTTGTAGGCGACGCCGTCCTTCGCGTACTCGGCCTCCAGGAGCGCCTGGAACTCGGTCGCGTACTTCGTCTTCAGCGCCGCCACCGCACGCGTGTACCGCTTGTTGGCGTCCGACTGGGTTGCCTTCGGGGTGGTCGTGGTGGTCTCCGTCATCGCTTCTTGCCCTTCATCTGTCGTTCCTTGCCTGCGGCCAGGATGACCAGCAGGATTGCCGCAGACGCGGCGACATCTGTCTCATGCCGTCGCGCCTGCGGAGGTTCAGACTCTGAACCGCCTAGAACGGCGGCTCCTCCGTCTGAGGCGGCGCTCCCCACGGGTCCGCTGCCCCCGTCGGTCCCGCTGCCGTCTTCTTCGCCGAGTCCTTCTCGTCGTATGCGTGGAACGTCAGGTCGACCGAGAGAGTGTCCGCCACGATCACGAACTTGCTCTGCTTCACGCCCTCCTTCTCGTACCACTGTTGCTCCAGATCCCCGGTCACGGTGACGCGCTGACCCGGTCGGGTGAGCGTCTCGGCGGCGTTCTCGGCGAGCGTGCGCCACGCCGTGACGGACAGGTAGATGGGGTCACCATCGACGTACTGCCCTGTGGCATCCTTCGTGCGCTTCTTCCCGGCCAGCCGGATCTCGGCAACCGCGAGTCCACCAGGCGTGAAGCGCAGTTCAGGAACAGCGACCAGCCCTCCCGTCCACGTGACGTAGGGCAGACCTGACTGAGTCCTCATGTGCATCCCTTCTGCTCGTGCTCGTAGCGGTACACGAGCAAGTCGGCGTAGTCCTCCAGGCGGATCAGCACCTGGCTGTCACCAACCTCCGGTGGAGGGTTGGTGGTCATCGCACGCGCACGGATGATGACCGTGCGGGTGGTCCGGTTGAGATCGAGCAGTCGTGACCAGATGGACACGCCCCCGCTCCGCTCCGTGTTCTGGAGCGTCACGACGATGTTCCATCCGGGCACGCCCGAGATCACTGAGCCGTCCTCAGCCTGGAGACCGGGGAAGCCCCGGCCTGTCAGGTAGCGACGGACCTGCGTCTGCCTGCCCTTCCCTCGCATCTTCGTGAGAGGGCGATCGGGCCTCACTTGCGAAGCCGCAGGTAGAGGGTCGACTTCCCCTCTGCCGTGTCGGACTTCTGCATCGTGACCTCGAACTTCTCGGGGTCGACCGACGGGTACTTGCCCTGTCGGATGTGGGTGCCGACCGAGGCGTTGAAGTCCGCGACGGCACACCACTTGTCTGACCTCGTGGCCTCGTCCTCCACGTCGATGCAGACCTGCTTCCAGTCGATCCCTCGTGCCCCGAACTGACGGGGCGGGAGCGAGTCGACGGGAGTGACGGTCTTGCTCTTGCTCATGGCTTCTCCCTCCGCATTCAGACTCTGAACGAACGAGTCCATCGTATCACGCGTGTAGGGCACGGGAGCCAGTCTGTCAACTCCCGTGCCCTGTGCCTCACGAGTGGCGGACGGTGATCTTGCTGATCCGCACGGAGCGGGCGGTGCGGGCGAGCGACTGGAACGACGCCGCCTTCAGGGTGAACTCCCGGGCCTGGGCCGAGTAGCCGAGACGCTGGGCGTCCGCCGCCATGCGAGCCTGCTCACGAGCGCCCGCCTCCAGGCCCTCGACGATCAGGGCTGCCTCGGCTGCGGACAGAGCGGTCTTGCCGGGTGCGACGGTGATGGACATGGTGTTCCCTTCGGTTGGATGTGTCGTGCGATGGGGTCGTGCGTGGTGCACCAGGGGGGCGGGGAAGGCACCAACCAGCCGCCCCCCTGGGCGTCTGTGTCGATCAGGAAGCGACCTCGGTCACCGTGATCTCGCCAGCACGGCTGCGGAAGCCGCCGACCCCAGCGAAGGTCGGGCTGGGAACGGCACCGATGGTGGCCGACGAGTCGAGAGCCTGGGCGCGCGCATCGTCATCGCTGGAGGCGACGACCTCGACGTACCAGGACACCTCCACGTTGCGGTTCATGCGGACGACGCGGCGCTTCGGGCGACCGCCCATCTTCAGGAAGTCGGTGGCGTCGTCGGACTTCGCCATGACCTTGTCGTACACGCCGCACAGGCCGTTCTCGTCCGCGCCCTTGTGGATGACCGTCTTCATGGTCTCGATGTCCTTCTCGATGACGGCGAGCGGGACGTACTTCACGCCGTCGATCTCGACCACCGGGTCCACCTTCGGCGGCTTCGGGGCGAGAGCGCCCATGTCCACCACCAGGTAGCGGAAGGTGATGTACCCACGGGAGTCGCGGGTGTTCGGCGTCATGGCGACGCGCATCCGGGGGATGCCGCCCTCCAGGTACGGGGCACGCCCCGTCGCCCAGTAGACCTTCTCGTCCGTCGTGATGTTGAGCGAGTCGGGCTGGTTGCGGTTCGGACGCAGCGGGGTCGCCCCCGTGATGCGACGCAGGTGCTCGTTGTCGGGGAGCGCCCGGCTGGTGCCCCCCGCGCTCAGGTACGTGATCGAGGAGTCGCTGTGCACCTCGGTCACCAGGACGAGCGAGCCGTCCAGGATGTCCCACGCGCCGAACGGCACGGTCGTCTGCTCCCACGGCTCGTCACGCGGCGGGATGCCGTTCAGACTCTGAACCCTGGGCAGCGCCGCGATCGTCGGCTCCAGCGAGTGCAGGTACGCACCCATCTGGTCGCAGGCGATCGGGTCCGACGTGTAGTTCCGCGCCCACGCCACCGAACGCTCGTTGGAGAGGCGGGCGACCTCGGCCCACAGCGCCGAGCCGACCTCGCGCTCCGAGCCGTAGCGGGTGCCATCCAGGTAGCCCTGGGCGACAGCGACAGCCGCGTCCACGATGGACTGGACCTTCGTGTCCCGGAGGTCACCACGGTGAGCGATCACGCCGCCACCGCTGCGGTTGAGGGTGGTGCCCCGCACCCACGCCTCGACCGTGCGGCGGAACGTCGAGAAGTCGTAGCCGCCCACGGCAGGCTCGTTCGGGTTCACGAACTCGGAGACGAACGCCCACGTCTCGTAGACGGTGCCGGACGCCCCGGTCCAGCGGACACGGAGGTTGCCCGACGCGTTGTACGCCCCGTTGGTGGGGTCGGTGTTGTTCTCCCTGGACATGACCCGCACCGAGGTCGGTCGGGCCACCCCCATCGCGGAGGTGTGCTCCCGCAGCGTGCCACGGGCGTTGTCGCGGAAGTAGAGCGGACGCTCGCTGGGGACGACGGCGATCACGGCGTCCACATCGGGGATCCAGTCCCCATCGGTGGGACGGGCAGGGCTCATGTTCTCGGTCATGGTGCTGGTCATGGTGGTGCCTTCCGTTCAGACTCTGAATGATGGATGCGCGTTGGACAGTCGCGCCCCTGCCGTGACCGCGAGGGTCGTCAGTCTTCCTCGTACTCGAAGTCCTCCGAGTCGTCCTCGTCCACGTCGTAGTCGCCCTCGACCGCGTCGCGGACCTGGTAGCCGTCGATCGACTCCCAGGTGAAGTCGTCCTCCTCCGGCTCGTCACCCTCGGTGCCGGAGTACGTGCCCGTCTGCGTCACCCAGGTGGTGACCCGGACGCGCCGGGTGGCCGAGAACGTGGCGTCCTGCGCTCGGGGCTGGAGGATGACGACGGTGTTGACGCCGTTGACCTCCTCGACGAACTCGTCGTACTTGTGACAGAGGTCGTTCTCCTCAGCCACGCGGTTCGCGATGTCCGACAGGCGCTGCGCCTCGTCGATGTACCGCTGGCGGGTGGCCCGGTGAGCGGCGCGCTCCGCCACCAACTCGGCCTGGATGGAGTCGTACTCCGCCTGCGGCACCACGTCGGGGATGAACGCGACCGGGGCCTCCGTGTCGATGTTGCGGCGCAGGAAGCGACGCCCGACCGTCTGGTTGTGCTGGCCCGACCCGCCCTCCAGGCGAAGGAGGTACACGTCGGGGCCGGTCGCGTCGAACGACGCCACCTCAGCGAGCGTCACGGCTCCCCAGTAGACGCCCCCACCGCTGTCCGTGGTCGCGTTGGGCAGGACGCGGACGATCGTACCGACGGGGATGACCTCGTCCGGGCCGAACTCGTCGATGTTCAGACTCTGAACCGTCGACTCGGTGGTCTCCGCCCCGGTGATCCAGTCGTGGAACTGGGCGCGGTTGTCGAGCCACCAGCGACCGATGGCGCGCTGGTAGTGGGTGCCGAACTCGGCGAACGTGTCGCGGTAGCCCGCCCCCCACGCCACGCAGAGGTAGCGCCCGACAGTCTCGGGCGGTCCCTCGGGGACGCTCGTGCCGCTGGCGGGGAGGTAGGAACGGGCCACGCCAGCGACGATGCCGGGCATGTTCGCGGTCAGGGCGTCCCGGTAGGCGCTGTGCCAGGACGCCGGGTAGAGCACGACGCTCCCGGTGTCGGGGTCGGACAGCGTGGCGTTGGACAGCAGGGCGTCGGTGATCCTCACCGCGACCTGGTCGTTCAGACTCTGAACGGGTGTCTCCGTCTCGGTCATGGACATGGGCTGGTGCCTTCCGTGAGTGGGTGGGAGTCGCTGGGGCATAGGTGTCCCAACTAAGAGAAGTCTATCACATCTGTCCCTTATGTCAAGGGGGTGTAGAGCAGGGCGCGACGGGAATCGCCGACATCACCATCACAGCCCGTCGCGCCTGCTCCGTCAGGACCGCTTCGCCTCGCCAGCGGCCATCTCGCCCAGCGTCGAGAGCACGTCGGCCAGCCGCTCGCACTCACGCTCCAGGCGTCGCACGTCGTTCCGCAGGTCGAACGCCTCGATCAGCAGCGCCTCGTGGCTCGCCTCCAGCGCCAGGTCGCGACCACCCACGAGCAGCCGGATGCGAGCGATGATGTCCTCCGGCGTCAGGGGAGCGGACAGGCGCGTCTCCGGGTCGGGCAGGTCGGGGCGCTCGTGCATCCACCGCAGCGCCGCGTACGCCAGCCCCATCGGGTCAGACGTGCCCGCCTCGGCCAACGCCTCCATCAGCGCCTTCACCAGCCGCTCCGTCGGCGTGTACGTGTGCACCTCACGGTGCCCGATCGTCTCCGGGTCGATGGGCACGTCCTTCGCGATCGGGACGCGCTTCTCCTTGTTCGCCGACTCGGCCTCCCCCTTGCGGACATGGGAGGCGTAGTGCTGCGCCACCGAGCGAGGACTGTTCGCATCCAGCCAGCCGCAACCAGGCAGAGCGCACTCGAACGCCGTCGTCCCGTCCGTGTAGGTGACGATCACCACCGCACCCGACTCGTACTCGTCCGCCGTCGACTTCTCACGGGACGTGGAGACACGAGCACGCCACGGTCGGCGCGATGCCACCACCCGTGCGGCAGCAGCAGCCTCGGGTGTGTAGTCGGGTTCAGAGTCTGAACGCGTCAGGTCCAGCGCCTCCTTGCCGTGCTTCAGCGCAGCACGCGCGAGTACCCCGTCGATCACCGGGTCGTCGCCTTCTCGCAGCGCATCCACCACGGCGCGTAGTCCCGAAGCCTGCGCCGCCTCGTCCACCACTCTGCGCCACGCCTTCAGCGCAGCCTCAGCGTTCTGCTGCGAGCGGTTGGCGAGCGACAGCCGCTTCGGGACCGATGTCGTCGTCTTCCCATCGGGTGCTCGCCCGATCGCGTGCCCGTTCTCGGACAGCCGGAACGTCCAGCCGTAGTCTTCGAGTTCGGCGATGATCTCCTTCGACTGCTTCGAGAAGCCCTTGTCCTTGTCCATGTGAGTAGCCTTCCGGTGTGAATCGTGCAGAGGAAGCCAGGTTCCGTCGGCTCGTCAAGGTCGACGACAACGGGTGCTGGCTGTGGCAGGGCACGCTCTCCCGCAACGGATACGGGAGGCATCGCGTCGGACCCGGACGTGGCCTGGAGATGGCACACCGGGTGTCCTACGCGCACTACGTGGGGCCGATCCCCGAGGGGTTGCAGATCGACCACCTGTGTCGGGTCCGCTCGTGCACCAACCCGGCGCACCTCGAAGCCGTCACCGCATCGGTGAACACGGAACGGCAGGACCACGACGCCCGGCGTCGTACGGAATGCCCACAAGGACACCCGTACGACGCCGAGAACACCATCGTCAGAGCGGACGGATTCCGGCGCTGTCGCGAGTGCGACCGAGCCAGGAAGCGTCAGCCGTAGATGGTGATGTATTCGCCGATGTTCTCCTTGATCTTCTCCAGGGCTGCCTGAGACGTGGCGGCACGGACCTCGTACCCGTGCAGGCTGATGCTCCACACCATCTCGCGCTCGGGCACGATGACGCCGTACTTGTGGGCGGCGACCTGCGCCACCTCCACGGCCTCGTCGTACGAGGAGCAATGCCCGGCTTCCTCAGCCCACTCGTTCAGGGCCGAGAAGATGTCCTCGACGATCGCCTGAGTGGAGGCGTCCGCCGTGCGAGTCCTCGTCGACTCCACGACAGCCGACTCCGGCGTGATGCCCCGGAACGCGTAGGTGCCCCGGCACTTCAGGCACGTCACTCTGCGCCGGTTGTCGGTGAGGTTCAGGCAGAAGACCGACCTCCCACACGCGGAGAGGTGGTAGCCGGTTGCGTGTGCGGTGGAGGTGTAGTGAATCGTCATGACGTGCTCCTTCGGGGTTGTGTTCAGACTCTGAATCGCCGACGTTTCCATCACAGCCGAGCGCGGCTGCGCCTAACGGTGGTCCTCCTCGTCTCTCGCCTCGTCGTTCAGGATCGCCTGGAGTTCAGCCCACTCCTCAGCGAAGAAGGCATCGTCGTACTCGTAGTGCGGGTACTCCTCGGGGGGTTCAGAGTCTGAACCGTCCCACTCCAGCGACGGCTGGTTGTGGAGTGCATCGAGCACGTAGTCGCACGCGTCGCCGATGTGGCGCACGAGCACGACAGAAAGAAGGAACGTGAGCGAGAGCGTCGCCCACGTGAGCAGGGGCGACATCAGAACGCCCACGGGATCTCGGAGAGCATCTCGGCCAGGTCGTCGTCGAGCACGGGCGGGTAGCCCGGCTTGTCCTCGACCTCGGGGTGGATCACTCGGACGTTGCTCATCTCGCTGCCTTTCGGTTCAGACTCTGAATGGGAGTGGCCTGGTCGTGTGCCAGGTCCAGGTGGATGCGGAGTCCCCACTCCGTTCCGTAGGTCTTCTCGCACTTCGGGCACGCCCAGCGCAGGGGCAAGGGCGCGCCCATCACACGAGGTGGACGATGGGCCGCAGCGCGACGGTCGGGCGGTCGGACGCGACCCACGGCCCCGTCGTCCCGTCGGCGAGCACCACGCGCCACGTGTCGCACTCGGGGTTGCCGTTCTCGTGGCGCTGGACCGTGACCGACGCCAGCGTGCCCACGCAAGCGAGGCAGGTCGCCTCGTTCAGCCACGCGGTCCAGCCGTGTACGCGGTCCTCGGGTGCGGGTGCTCCGCAGTAGGTCCGTCCGGTCGGGGTGTGCAGATGGATCTTCATGGTGGGTGCCTTCCGGTGCTGGGTTCAGACTCTGAACGCCGTGGATGTGAGGTGGTGCTGGGTGCCTCTCGCGGTGGAACCTTTCAGGTTCCATCCTATCACGTCTGTGTGTTATGTCAAGTGGGTGTATGTGGGCAGGGAGGGCACGCCGCCACCACCGCCACCGCCGACATCACCATCACAGGCCGTGGCGCCTGCGCCCGTGGGTTCAGACTCTGAACGCCCTCGGGTCCATCGGGTCACGCGCACGCGCGCCCGTGCCCGGGCATGGCGATGCCCCGCCCGCAGCGTGCACGGGCGGGGCGTGGTGCGCCGCGCGCTAGGCGACCGGCTGCCCGGTCTTGTCCTCGACCGCGAGCGCTGCCGTGATGCGCGCGACCTCGACCGTGAGCGACTTCATCGCGAGGCCGAGCGCCTTACGCGTGGGCGCGTCCACGGTCGCGAGGCCCTCGGACTTGATCGCCCGGAGCGAGCCGAGCGCGCTCGTCGCGCGCCCCGCGTCCGTCGTCTCGACCGGGACGGTCGCGCCCGTGGTGCCCGCCTTGCCCTTGCCCGTGGTGCCCTTGCCCTTGCCCGCCGTACTGGCCGAACGACCCTGGCTCGTCGCCTTGCCCGCGAGCGCAGCGGCGTAGGTCTTCTCGACGGCCTTCACGAGCGCGCCCGCCGTGAGCGCGTCGAGGTGCGCCGTCTGCCCTGCATTCATGTTCTGGCAGACGGTCACGGCCTTGCTGCCGATGCCCTGTGCGCCCGCACCCGCCCGGTTCAGGATCGCTCCGGCGCGGGTGAGCGCGCTCACGTTGCCCTTGCTCGTGCCGAGCATCTTCGCGATCTCAACGCCGGTCTTCGCCTTGCCCGCCCAGCCCTGGCTCAACGCGTACGCGTCGAAGGCGACGCGGGCACGCAAGTCCTGCGCCGCGTTCCAGTCCTCGACCATGCTCGTCTCAGTCACGACGAGGATGCCGAGCGCCTTCATCGCGTGGGCGTTGAGCGCAGCGCGCTTCACGGGGCGTGCCTTCGGGGTGGCGGTGGTGGTGGTG